AGGTCCTCTAGTTTCCCTGTTTTTATTATCTTTCTGTCTATATATAATCCTGCAGCCATGCCACGATTCTTTTCTGCGTTGGTCGCAGCGGAAAAAGCCCCCTTCTTCAAAGCCTCCTCTCTGATTTTACCAAGTTCTGCTACGTGTTTATCGTAAGTGACTTCGTATTTTTTTAATTTTTCTTCTCGTAATGCACCTATATATTGCACTACCAGTGGTGATAGCCGTGGATTCTGTAATTCTGATGCTTCAACTCTAGCTCTTTTCTCACTATAGCCAGCAGCGATAGCTGCGTCTGCGCCTGTAGTTCTGCCCTCGTTAAATACTATATATTCAGCAAATCTTTTCTGCATTTCTGTTAATCTTTTTGGTAATCCCATGGTTGACAATTTAAGGTAACTATCCTATATTGTCAATATGAAAGATCATCCGGAAAATGGAGAAAGAGCCGTTGATGCTACTTATGAAGATGAGTCGGCTAAATCTAGACGTACTGTCACCATACCTCTTAAAGAGTATGATGAAATAAAACGTGAAGAGCATTTTATTAAAAGTCAAACTCTAATTGATATTATAGATAATATTGAAAGATTGGTTAGAGCATTAAGAAAACATATAATAAGAAAGTGAAGGGAGGAGTTTGTATTATGGCATCGATGAAGGAAGATAGAGGAGAATTAGACTTGACCAGAAGAATTGAAGAATTGGAAAAGTCATTATCTATTGCTCTTGATATTAATGATAAATTTCAAAGGGAAAATAAAAAATTAACAGACAGAGTAAGAGATGCTGAAGGGGAAACATCTATTGTAAAAGGAATTGGAATAAACTCACCTGAAATGAGAGCAAAAGATAAACTCATACAAGAGTTGCGTATGCGTATTCGAGATATGTTATTAATTAGTGAGCAGCATAGAAGCATATTGGGTGCTGAAATAACTGATAGAAAAAGACTAGAGAAAGAAGTTAAAGATTTAAAAGTACAAATGTCAGAATACTTGAGTGTGCGAGTGGATAGCTCCCGTAAGTCAGGAGCCTAGTGCTAGTTAAAGATTTGCAACAGTTCTTAGGAACATTTACAGATAAACTTAAAGGCAACGCCATTAGTCATGCTAGAATCTATGTTGAGAAGGATGGCTTTCTTGAGGACATTGTAAGAATGGAAGTGCAGGAGCATACAATAATTGGTCAGCCAGGTCTGAGGTTAGTTATGAAAACTCAGAAAGAAAAGAAATTACATATGGACGATAAATTAATTAAACCGTATTAGGAAGGAGTAAAAATGGAAATAACAGTAGAGCAAAGAAAACAATTGTTAACGTATTTGTCCACAAAACCGTATAATGAAGTGTTCACTTTGGTTGCTATGTTGGTATCTTTAAAGCCAAAAACTAATGGCAAAGATAAAGACAAAGTTACCTCTAAAAATTAGTGGGTGAAGAGCAGAAACTATACAAAAAACTTAAAGAATTTACACCACAAATTATCTGGAATAGGATTGAAAACCTTAGCCTTCCTGGCATGCCTGATCTATTGGGGTATAATAATTCTGGCACATTTTTCACAGTTGAACTGAAAGTAACGAAGGGTAGAAAAATTCGATTTTCACCACACCAAATTGCATGGCATGTGCAACATCCAAAGAATAGTTTTATCTTGGTCCGGGCCCTTGGTCCGTGTACCAAAGATCGTTTTCAAATGTTTCGTGGATCACGAATCATGGAGCTTGACGCTTGCGGCTTGGAGCTTGAAGCTTGCTGCTTGGGGCTTGAGGCTTGCCGCTTGGAGCTTGATTCGCTTGGTGCTTGAGGCTTGCAGCTTGAAGCTTGCGCTTCTCTGCTCTCATCTCTGCGTAATATTTCGGATGGTAATAGGTCATTTAGTTTGGAGCCCAGGTCCTATGATCGGATCGCGTGTGCACAACTTGTGAGCTTCTAGCTTTGCATTCATAGTGACCCAGACATTAATGTTTTCCGTATATAACACGTTTCGTGTTCCGGTCCCAACACTTCCTGCATTCTAGACATTTATTTCCTTGCTTAGACGCCGGGCATGTCACCTGCTTATGATCAGTCGACACGCCCGAGGTATACGGCCACCAGGAAGGAGGCACCCGTTGGTCATTCATATGATCAGATAATACTATTTTTAAATTCTTTGGAACTACTTCAGGATCCATCAGTCTCAGGAACCGCGCTTCACGTGTTGGCAGCCAGTGACTGGTCTCCGGTGTGCGCTTGCACACTTCAAATATATTTGTTAAATGCTTGGCGCTCTGGATGTCTCCGGAATCATGCCACCTGAACACAGGCTGGCCGGTCACTAGTGTGACCATAGCTTCGATCCAGCGCGGATCGTGGAGCCTGTCCAGGCGACGCTGCATCGCGTCTTTTACATTTTGAAATCTGTATCTACCTTTTAATGCATAGCATCCGCTGCATGTGCTGCCCTTGATATTTACTAGTTTGGCGCCTGTAATACATGCGACAGCGGGCAGGTTCATTGATGGTCCGGGCATCTTGGAGGGAGCACTAAGGCCTCCGGTTATTTCTTTCGCTTCTTTCTTTAACATCTTTCTAATCTCATTATATCTTTTAATTGTGTCTTTTTCGTGGCGCTTGGAGCTTGTGGCTTGGAGCTTGTGGCTTGGCGCTTCTATCTAATAGTCTTTCATTCTCTTCATAAATAATATCTTCACGGGCTTGCAAGCTTGAAGCTTGGCGCTTGGAGCTTGCAGCTTGGTGCTTGGCGCTTATTTCTTTTAGAAATTTTTCACAGCTGCGCACATAAGCGGGAGATAAATCCCGCTTATCGTGTATGAAATAATTTAATAAATTATTATGTTTGGACCTGATCATCAATCCAACACCACCATGTATTGAGCGGCAAAATATTTTTTGAACCAGTCTAGACCAGCCCGGACCGTGTCCCAGTCTTCAAATTGCTCTGCGCCAATGATGGTATCATAGACAGCCGCGGCATAGCCGGGCATCGTTGTCTCTTCACCACTGAACCTGTTCGCGATCTTAACTTCTTTTTCAGGATATATTCCGCAATCAAATGGAACAGTAACTTTTTTACCGTACCAATTAATTGTTTTCTTTTTTGGTTTTTCAAACTTCATATATTCTCCTTTTTAATTATCCTACTTTATCCTAGATCCATTGTCAAGCTTGAAGCTTGCAGCTTGCAGCTTTCTGATCCCAGGTCCATCGGCTGAATGCATTCGGATTTGATCTAGCTATAGCTAGACCTCCAATGGACCAGGGATCAGTGGTGGACGCGTGTGCACTAATCCACCTTTGATCCGGGATCAGTTCTCTGGACTCTTGGTGAATTCGAGATTCTGCCATCAAGCTAACAGAGAAGTTGTCCCGGTGCTTTGGCTAACCATAGCCCAACCATTTATGGGACAAAGTTAGACGCATTGCACATATCCAACATAATGCTTGACAAAGGATTTGTCAAGTGATAATTTTCAATTATGCAAAATAATATAGAAAGAGGTATAAATGAGTAGAATAAGACTAAATCAAGAGTTGCGAAATAAAGGTGGACATAGATTTCGTACACACTTGGAACAAGAGCATACACAAGAAAAAGAAGATTTCTTTCAAAAGAGAGAAAACTTTAAAGCACTCCAAGATAAAACTTGGGAACTTGCTAAAGTGTGTGTGTCAAGACAATATCCTTTAAAAGATGTTCAGATGGCACATTATCTTCAAGACAAATATCCGAATGTAAATACTATTGCGAAAGATAGTTGCTTTCATTTTGGATATATGGGCAAACCAGAAGAAAAAGACGAAGATGATAAGTATATCTCTAAACATTTTGACTTTCGTTTAAATGGCGACATTGACGGAATTGATAGACAAGATGAAATTGAGGGCTATCAAGCGAGTTCAAGAGATTTTGGTTATGCTTATTTTCGTGATGAACTGAAAGCACAAGATAATTGCAATCCAGATATTACTATTGAAATGGAAGGCAAAGACAATAATCCACATTGGACTAAATATACAGACGCAAATGACAAGTATCTTGGAACATCATGTGGTAAAAATAATCTAACATCATACGCAGATAAATGGGACAAGCAATATGAGTTAGATTTAATTGGGCGTGAGTATTGTAGAGATAGACAAATTGCAGTTTCAAGAGAGGAGTTTAAAACTTTTGAAATGTGGCAACAAGCCAAAGGTCAGTTAATCATGGCACATTATAAATGGATAAAATCTATTTTAACCCAAATGAAAGAAATCAAAATGGGTTTAAAAGGATATAGATATTTAGACGAAATGATTGAACTAGGAACTGAACTTGGTTTCACCATGAGTGACGCAGAACTTATAAGATGTAATTCTGGTGGACTTGTAATCTATAACCCTAAAAATCTTGCTGAAAGAATAAAAGGCATGAAGAATAAAAATGTTAGTAGAGAGGATAAAATAAAAGAAAGATTGTTGTATGAAAAACAACAGAATCAAAGTGTAAATTAACACTTGACAGACCTATCCTATCAATGATAGGATAGGTTATTAACAGAAAGAAGAAAGCTTATGGAAAACAATAAAACATTTAGAATAACTTACTTTGCTAAAAAACATGGTAAGACAATCACAAGAAATGCAAAATGGACAGATAAATGCAAAGAGTTTATTTCGCAAAAAGGTATAGCATGTATGGTGTATCTTGATTTAGACGCAGATGGATATAGAACTGCAACTGGCAAATGGAGTATTAAATGATTGCAAGTTTATTAGGAATATTAGGTGGCTTTATATTATTAATGTTAGGTGTAATTATTGGAGTTCATTCAAATACAATAGTAGGTGTATTAGTAATGTTCGCTGGACTTGTTTCAATGCTTAACTTCTTACCTCATTATAAGGAGTACAAAGATGAATGATAAAACAAGAATTGAAAAGTTGGAAGAAGAAGGCAAATTAATGATTAAAATAATGGACAAGTTAGAACAAAGAATTGCAACACTTGAAAAAGTTTTGGCGAGCCATGCTAAATGCATTGGCGAAATGAGAGGAGAAGAAATACAATTAAATCAAGAGCATAGAAAAAAAATAGTTAAACGCATGGGAGAACTTCATGAGCAATCTTAAATTGTGCCAAGGTCCGGAGTGTCATACTTATAGTACACAG